AGATGGGCCATTTGAGGCCAAGGGCGAATCCTGGATGGAAGCCTTCTGCAAGGCACTCTTGGCCATGATTGAAGGGAGAGCATGATGTGGCAAGACGCTAACCACACGTATTGGTGCCTGAAACTGCCAGATCCCACAAGGGTAGTCACTGCCGGCGGGGACTACTGGCTGGTATGGCATTGGGCGAGGGTGGCATGAAGGAAGCCGAACGGGAGGTGAATGATGGACGGATCGAACCCTTGGTATTCCAAGCATCTCGGCCAAATCTGGAGTGACGAACGCTGGATGCAGCGCCGGATGATCCAGGACCGCATCAATACCGGGATGCCCCGCGTGGAAGTCCAGCGCATCGCCAAGGAGCACGAGCAGATAGCGCAGGAGTACGAGAACGTGAGGGCGGTATGATGCCCCGCGGCCGGCCACGCAAGCCGCCACCTGACAAGGACATGGTGTTGATCTGGAGTCTCAGTTGTGCAGAGCTCCGGCTCTTGAAGACCGGCGAGGATTGCGACTCTTGCCCGGACAGATTCATCTGCCAGAAGCAGGCCGACAAGGTGATCAGCGTAATGATCAACAGGGGCTTTCATGGGAAGAGAAAGGAGAGGGCATGATTGAGGCAATGTTGAATAGGTTGGGATTCCACCGTCAACGCGAACCATCCCCGTATAGCGTACGGCTCGACGGCCATACCATAGCCGAGACTGTCGGGCGGGAATTAGCCCATGAGATTGCACCCAAGCGAAAGCGCCGATCGCCCGGCAAACTGCTCAATGCTGTGAGGGAAATCGTCAGGGAGTACGGCCCAATAAGCAATCAAGATATTAGTCGGCTGCTCGGCTATCAGGGCGGGGTGGGTAGTGGTGGTGTTTCCAAGATGTTGAGGAACCACCCCCGACTATTTGAGCAAGTCAAAGACCGAAAGTGGATAATCGCGAGGCGGTATGCACCAGAACCCCCTTTGCCCAACGAGGACTTCTGTAACAAGACTGGGGCTTGTCCATTGCTGGCCAACGAGCGAAAGGATGTGGCCGCATTACGCGCTGCTCTCAAGGAATCCAATGGGCTGATATCTATAGAGCGATGGAACGAGCGCGAAGATGAACACCAAGCCGAGATTAAGAGGATGCGTCAAGCACAAGCTGAGGAGAAGCAGGGGTTACGCCGGGTATGGGAGGCCCAATGGGAGAAGAGTCAGAGCAAGGGAGACTCAGGGCTGAGAACGGCATTGGTTGAGGCTCAGAAGGAGATTGATAAACTCAAGAACCAACTGAAGAAATACTACCTTGCGCTTCCCGGCGAACGTTAATGTGATAGACAAACCCTTCGCCCCGGTGGTATAAGGGGCCTGTGAGAAGGTGAACATGAGGACAGAAGGGCGGTTTGCGATAGACCCGCAAGATGCCGAAATCTACATCGGCGGCAAGCTCCTTCTGTCTGACCTTCTGAAGCACTTCGAAGAGGGAGATATCCTGAGAGTACAGGTAGACCGGGTAGCAAAGAACACACCTATCCCCATGTTCCTGCCTCGTGTCGAGAAGGTGCGACTGTAATGGAGTATTTTCTTAATGACAGCACCCTGGATAGTGGCCCTATCCCCGTTTGTCATTTGCTATCTTCTCTGGAGGCTGGATAGGTGACGGTGGAAAACTCCCTGAGAGGGGGAGAACCTACGGAGAGGGGGAGAGAAAACGTACTCCGTAATACTACGTCTCTTCACCTCACGAAAGGGCAAGCGATAAGATGATCCTGCCAAATCAACGCTGGGAATTGTTCTGTCAGGGCATTGTGACAGGTAAGTCTGCTGTCCAAGCCTACACCGACGCAGGGTATAAACCGAAAGCAGCAAGGGTTTCTGGGCCACAACTCCTGTCACACCCTGTTATCCAAGGCCGAATCAAAGAACTGAACGAAATGGCCCTTACCCCCAAGATCATGTCCAAGACTGAGCGCATGGAACGGCTATCCGAGATCGCCCGTGCTCGACCCTCTGACTTCGTGACCGCTGGCCCTGATGGTTCATGGGTCAACATCGGCATGGAGTCCCTGAACAGTGCAGCCCTTCAGTCCGTCAAGAGCCGGACGGAGTACGATGACAACGGCGACCATCCGGCAGTAGTTACCGAGATCAAGTTGCACCCTCCTGTGCAGGCCATAGCCGAATTGAACAAGATGCTGGGAGACTATGAGCCGGTGGAGAGCAACCTCAACGTCAAGGGCAAGATCAAGACGGAGCAGACCACTATCGTCGTCGGCAACGGCAACCTGACATCGGCCCTGTCTTCTTTGGTGGACGCCGGGGCTGTGAAGGTAAGCGTGAATTGACGACTGCTGTCTACGCCGCGGAATGGACAGTCGGACCTCAGAAGGGCGAGGCCATCCAGGAGTTGCGCCTGCCCTGGACGAAGTACATTCCGGTTGAGCCTACACCCAAGCAACTAGCTTTTCTCCTGTTGCCTACGCTTGAAGCCCTCTACGGGGGCGCTGCCGGCGGAGGCAAGTCGGTCAGTCTGCTCATGGCCGCGCTCCAGTATGTTGACACGCCGGGCTATGCGGCTCTTCTGCTCAGGAAGTCATACGCCGATCTGTCGCTGCCTCGTGCTCTCATGGACGTGGCGGCACAGTGGCTGGGCGGGACAGACGCCAAGTGGCAAGCAGAGCGTAAGACGTGGGTATTCCCAAGCGGTGCCACGCTGACCTTCGGATATCTGGACACCGCGCAGGACAAGTACAGATACCAGTCTAGCGCCTATCAACTTTGCGGATTTGATGAGGCCACTCAGTTTCAGGAATCAGACTACCGCTACATGTTCTCTCGACTGAGGCGCTTGGAAGGGTCAACGGTGCCTATCCGCATGAGGGCAGCATCGAACCCGGGCAACATCGGCCACGAGTGGGTCAAGCAGCGGTTCATGGTGGAGCGCAACGATGACCGCGTGTTCCTGCCTGCCAAGATATCAGACAACCCCCACCTTGACCGGGTGGAGTATGAGAAGTCACTGGCAGAACTCGACCCGATCACCAGGCAGCAGCTCCTCAATGGAGACTGGACAGCCCGGGCAGCCGGTGACAAGTTCCGGAGAGAGTGGTTTGAGATTGTCGAGGCCTACCCCCAGGACTGCGAGCTGGTCCGCCGGTGGGACATGGCGGCGACCGAACCCAAGCCCGGCAAAGACCCCGACTGGACAGTGGGGTGCCTGGTGGGAGTATCCAGGGGCACGAAGGTAGTCTATATCATCGACATCCAGCGAATGAGGGGCACGCCTGGCGCCTGCGAGATGTTGGTCAAGCAGACAGCGCAGATCGACGCTGAGAGGTACAACAACCGCGTCAAGGTTCGCATGGAGCAGGAGCCGGGGTCATCCGGCGTCAAGGCCATCGATGACTACCGGCGGCGAGTCTTGATGGGATACGACTTCAAAGGCCTGCCCTCCACCGGCAACAAGGAGATCCGTGCCAATCCCCTGGCATCCCAGGCGGAAGCCGGCAATGTCAAGTTGGTCAGAGGCCGCTGGATCAATGCATTCCTCGATGAGTGTGAGATATTCCCCCGCGGCTCCCACGACGACCAGGTCGATGCAGCGAGCGGAGCGTTCCAGGATCTGACGCTGCCGTCAGAGACCCCCTTCATGGTAGGAGTGGCAGGTTGACAAGAGAACTGACGAGGCAGATAGTAGTTTCTGGACTGGAAAGTTCCCCCCCCAAGAGGTAGTAGAGGTAGTAGAGGTAGATATTGATTTCTAGGACTAGAAATCGGGATATACCTCCCGGAAAGTGGGGTTGATGCTGGTCTCCGAACTGATCGCCATCCTGCAAGAGCGCCTTGCCAAGCATGGGGATGTAGAGGTGCGGGCGACCTGGGAGGGCATCACAAGGGAGATGCTTTCAGCGGGTATCTACCTCTCGAAGCGTGGCCCGCTCTACATAGACGCTGAAGGCCATGAGTTCAAGATGTACAAGAAGGGCTTTGCGGTTGACCCTGAAGAGGGTGAAGTGAACGAACCCATCTTTGGCTTTCCGGTGATTGAAGTCGATGACCCAACGGAGGATGTAGTGTTCGGCACCCTTGCTGAGTACATTGTGCCGGTTGAGGAGCCTTGACCCTCCAGGAAGAACTGAAGCAGGTAGCCGAGAAGCACGCCAAGCTCGTGCCTGCCCTGGCTAACTGTGAGGTCACGTTGAAGATACACCAAGCTGAATGCCGGGATGTCTGGGTGTTACAGAAGACGCACTTTGAAGGGAAGCAAGCGAAGTGAAGTCCTTGCTAATTCAGGGCAGTCGGGAGTATAAGGGAACATAGTTCGGATACTGGAGTCCTACCGCCACCAGGGCTGAAAGTTGTGGCACAAGCGAGGGAGATCGACTGATGAGCGAATGCGAAACACTGCGGTGTCTCAAAGTGCTCCCAACCCCTCGTTACAGTGGGGAGCGGTGTAGCCCAGTCGGGTTGCGGCCCGGCTCGAGTATCTGAAGCAGGAGAGGGTGAAGTGAGAATTAGGCAGCGCGTCAAGCTGGACAGTCCCAGGAACCTTCTGCCCGGCGATGTATTGCAGGTGACAATCAATACAGAGGACGACTTTGGCAACGTATGGGAAAAGCATACACTGGTTCAGGATCGTATTGAGCGCCCCCTGACGGTAGTTGAAGCCGTGACCTTTGACGTGGAGCCAGGAGATGGCTTCGGTGCAAAGGGCGGTATTGGAGGAGCACTACTAGAGTAGCCTAACCTAGCGCCCACTGGACAACCAGCGGCGGGAACCTCGAAAGAGGCCCGCCGTTTTCTTTTACCTGGGAGGCTGAGATGGAAGAGACAAAGATACGCAGCCACGGCCTTTGGATGTATGAGTTTGCTGAGAGGGTAGAAATCGGAGAGAACCCTAGCACCGACAACCGCTGTCAGAACTATGGCCGCTGCCACATCTGCGGCAGTGAGCACCTTCTGGCCGAAGACGGCGCTCAGTGTGGTAAAGGCTGATGGGTATACGCCAACGCCTCGCTGAACTCCTCGCGCCCCAAGTCAAGAAGCAGTCCATGAC